CAACTAACTTGTCCAGCTTAGGGTTGGCGAACACAACGTCAGGTTCTTCTCAGGTGGTGCTACAGCTTCCTGTGTTTGGCACACCGTTCAGCATTGGGTTAAGAGTCAAAGGGCTGACGGATATATCGAACAGTGTTCTCTTGGAAAAGGGCGCGTTTGAAATTATGCAATTGTACGCCGCATCTAATACTACAGTTCAATTTAAAAACGGGGCGCCAACAATCACAGCTACAGCTGGCTCAGGTAATTTCTCAGGAGAAATGGTAATTGCCTGCGGGTGTGATCTAAATGGCAGATCAGTTGTAGCGAATGGAGGTTCCGTCGCATCTGATGCAAACGGTGGACTTTACTTGATTGGCGAGTATATGTTTTTAAATACGTATCTCCCAAATCCAGGGGGTTACACCCTGAGCGTCGTATTCTGGGCTTCTCGTCTTTCTGACGCTACCTTACAAGGATTTACATAATGACATTCTTTCAAGAAGGGGTTTTAGCCCGTAACGCACGTTTGAATGCTTTAAATACAGAACTAGGGGCAACCGCCACTCTCAAACTGTTCTCAGGTTCTTTGCCAGCGAATTGTGCGGCATCTGATCCAACAGGTGTGCTTTGCACCATTACTTTACCATCAACTCCGTTTTCAGCAGCATCAACCGGATCAATGGCTTTGAATGGTACTTGGGCAGGGACTGGTGGTGGTGCCGGTGTTCCCGGCAATGCCGCTTGTTTTCGTATATACGACAGCAGTTCTGTGTGTCAGCAACAAGGAGATGCCGGCACTACCGGTACTTCCATGATTCTCTCCAATGCTAATATTGCTAGTGGTCAGGCAGTCAGCGTAACCTCATATACCATTCAAGCTGGTAATAGCTAATGGCAATCACTACGCTGGATGGTGCTATTGCCGGCATGCAGCCGACGTGGTTCTTTTTTAAGTCTTCTACACCCACCATGGTTGCTGGGCGTCCCCAGTCACTTTGGTATCTCGGAGGTGTCCCAGGTGCAGGGGCAGCGCCTGCAGCTTCGTTAAACGGTTCAAACCTTGCTTCTTCCGGTGGTCTCTCATCCAACGTTGCTGGGCAATTACCATGGATAGACCCAGGCTCCGGCAATTCTTATCTGGCCCGTTTTGTAGCGGATGCCACCATAGCTGGTAAACTACTGCTTTGTGATCGTCTGTGGCAAAATGGTGGATACACAATCACGTCTACCAGCGCTCAGAGTTCGACTACCTCGGCATGGCCGGCACGTGATATCAACGGAAGCACAAACGGAGTTGGTGTTCTCTTGGGCTTGGAAGTATCAGCGTCAACAGGTGCAGGAACTCCAACAATTAATGTTCAATACACTAATTCCGGCGGAACCGCCAGTCGTACCGGAGCTTTCGTCTATGCATCTGTCGCATCCTCTGCAATAGGATCTTTCTATCCAATAAGTTTGCAGGCTGGAGACGTCGGAGTACAATCCTTACAATCCATAACATTTACATCAGCCTGGGCATCTGGAACGGTAAACATGGTGGCGTATCGCGTAGTCGCGAGCCTGGAGATAGGCAGCGCATACATCCCCAATGCCATCGATCTTGTTACCGGAGGTATGACACAGTTCTTCAACGGTAGTGTTCCCTTTCTTGTTTTCATCCCATCGACCACGACACCTTCGCTGATTTCCGGCGCCTACGCTGTAACGCAAGGTTAGCCTATGGCTATAACATCTCTCGCTCAAGTTGTCAGTGGTTTACAGGCCCCGGTGTGGATCGCGAAGAGCGTCGTTAATCTGTCTGTTACAGGTCCCTTTATATCCTCATGGCAGCTTGCGGGTAGTCCACCAGCAGGCTCTGAGAGTGGATCCCTGGCGGGGTCTGCCCTTTCCAACCCGACGACCGGGGGACTCCCGTGGAGTGATCCCACGTCTGGCAACGCCTACCTGGCGCGTCTGCAGATTGGCAGTGCTACCACAACTAATACCGGCTCAGGGGTGGTCCTGCTCGCGGACCGGCTATGGCAGAACGGCGGCATGGATGAAACAGGAGGGTCTGGTTCTCAAACTGTAGGTTCTCCTACTTGGCCGGCACGTGATGTTAATGGAGCTACCACAGGAACTGGAGTACTTTTAGGATTAGAGGTTAGCACCGCTACTACAGGCACTGTGACTCCTCCTACAGTTACTGTGAGTTATACTAACACTTCAGGAACATCAGGGCAGACAGCCACCAATGTAGGTCCTATGGCGCTGGTATCATCGGTTAACTCGTTCTACCCGCTCAGTCTTGCCGCAGGCGATGTCGGAGTACAATCGGTTCAGAGTGTTTCCTTTAGCACATCTGGTTGGACTGGTGGAGTAGTTAATCTGGTGGCTTATCGACCAATAGCGTTGCTGGATACTCTGCAAGCGAGAACAGCCGCCATTGATGCGGCTACCGGTGCGATGCCTAGATTATACTCTGGATCAGTGCTGTTTGTTTTAATGCGAGCGGCAGCGTCGAGTATCGGCTTTCCCATAATCGGTGAAGCTCAATTCACTTGGGGATAATAGATGGCAGGTAAAGGTCAAGCTCCTTTCCGATCAGCATGGCTGTGGCCTCCACGAACACGGTTGCGTCGTGCCGATGCGATGTTCCATCAGAACATCAACTTCGACGATCCAAACAGTGATGAATCTACTCTCTGGAATACATGGTTCTTTGGCTCTACTTCTGGAGTCACAGGTACGTTGGCAGTCACAGAAGCCAACGATACCCTTTCCTCCAATACCTCTGTAACAGTAGTAGGAACTCTATCCACTACTGAAGCTAACGATACATTAAGTTCTAACGTAAACATAGGCTCAGGTGTATCTGCTACTCTTTCTGTTACAGAGGACAACGATACTCTTACATCCAATGTCAGTGTAACTGTTGTCGGTACTCTATCGATAACAGAGGGTAACGACACTCTTTCATCCAACGTAACCGTAACCGGTTCTACAACAGCAACACTTTCAGTTACCGAAGATAATGATACTCTCTCTTCCAGTGGCTTTGTTGGGTCTGTTACTTGTACTCTTACAGTAACAGAAGTCAATGATTCTCTCTCCTCATCTTGCACCGTAGGTTCTGGGCAAGTAACCGTAGGAGGAAGACAAAGAGAACCCATAGAATGGGGATGGGATTGGTATAATGCCCCCAATCCTTTCAAGGTTTCTGACATTAGAACCTCTGCAGCTCGACTAGGACAACTTGGCGGCATAGCCTCTGGAAAGGCAAGAAGTAAATGACACTAGTTTCAAGGGAAGCTTTCTTTGCTTCCTCGCTTCAAGAGCCCTATAAAGTTCTGTTTGCTCGCTTGCCAGAGCAGGATAAAGCAGTTCTTGCCCGCTTCCAAGAAGAGGACCAAGCCGTGCTAGCTCGCTTCCAGGCGAGTAAAGATGCCAAAACATTAAGTGACTTGGGAGCATCCAAAGGTGGTCATGCTAGAGCTAAATCTCTATCTCCTGAACGACGTTCTGAAATAGCGAAGAAAGCCGCTGAAACCAAATGGAAACGCAATAAATAACATGGAACATTTTCTACAATTCTTCTGGCCCGATCTTGTGATTATAGGGTCAATAACAGCAACGACCTGCACTATGACCTGGTGGTTATCCGATCAATTCTTGAGAGGAAGAGAAATGACCATCAGTCTTCTCAAAGCACATGAAGCTAAAGATCAAGAAAGATACGAACAAATACTGGCGAGGTTTGAAGCTATCAGTGTCAAGATAGCCAGATACGGTACAGATGGCGGTTAAATCCAAGAAAAAGAAATCCTCTCCTTTATCCGACGACAGAGAAGCTCGGAGACTTTTAGCTGAATCTGACTTGGAAGAGTTCATTAAGTTAGTAGCTCCCAAGAGACTGTTAGGGAATATACATAGGCAGATCATCAGATGGTGGACAAGAGCAGACGCACTGAAGTACCAAATATTACTGCTTCCCCGAGACCATATGAAAAGTACGCTTATCGCTTTCAGGGTGGCGTGGGAGCTTACAAAAGACCCTACATTACGAGTCCTGTATATTTCCAGTACAAGCAACTTGGCTATTAAGCAATTAAAATTCATTAAAGATATTCTTACTTCAGATACTTATCGTCTTTATTGGCCGGATATGGTTAATAAAGAAGAGGCTCAAAGAGAGAAGTGGACGGAAAGAGAAATATCTCTGGACCATCCTAAACGTAAAGAGGAGGCTATTCGTGATCCTAGTATTTTCACCGCTGGACTTACTTCTAACATTGTCGGCTTACACTGTGATATCGCTGTCCTTGACGATGTTGTTGTTCAAGCTAATGCCTACACCCAAGACGGAAGATCCAAAGTTGAGGATCAATATTCATACTTATCATCCGTTGAGGGAGTTGAAGCTAGAGAGTGGGTCGTTGGCACACGATACCATCCCTTAGACCTATATGCAACGTTAATACAGAAGGAGATTGAAGGTTATGATGAAGTGGGAAACCATGTTTCCTCATCGCAGCTATTTGAAATCATGGAATACGCTGTGGAATCCGTCGGCGACGGTTCCGGAGAATACATCTGGCCCCGTCAACAAAGATCCGACGGAAAGTGGTTTGGTTTCGATTACAAAGTGTTGGCCGACAAACGAGCGAAGTACCTTAATAAAACACACTTCAGGGCCCAATACTATAACGATCCACATGACATCGAGTCCTCGCCCATCCAAAGAGACTTGTTCCAATACTACGACAAAGGCTTCTTGTTCTACAAACAAGGTAGATGGTACTTCAAAGAACACCGTCTCAATGTCTTCGCTGCCGTAGACTTTGCTTTCACCATAGGAAAGAGGAGTGACTATACTGCCATCGTAGTAATAGGAGTGGATGGAGAGAATAACTACTACCTGCTGGATATAGATAGATTCAAGACGGAGAAGTTCTCCGATACCTTCATGAGGATAATAAAGCTCCATGACAAATGGTGCTTCACTAAACTTAGAGCAGAAGTGTCAGCAGCGCAGGTTGCTATTGTTAAAGATTTTAAAGAATCTTACATCCGAAAATACGGTCTCTCACTCACAGTGGATGAATTCCGTCCGTCAAGGGTACAAGGAACTAAAGAGGAGCGAATCCTTGCTGTCCTCGAACCTAGGTATGCCAACCGGCAGATATGGCACTACCAAGGAGGTAACTGCCAGACATTAGAAGAGGAACTCATCTTTTCTAATCCCGCTCACGACGACGTTAAAGATGCTTTGGCTGCCGTCATCGATATGGCGATAGCCCCTACCAATGTATTCAAACTATATAAAGACAGTACCCCTAATTTTAACTTTCACACACGCTGGGGAGGCGTAACATAACACATGACGTTAAGAGATAGAAACGCCGCTCGATGGGCGGCCATGAAGATTCTTCCTAATAAACAACAAGAACTAGAGAAGATTGCCAAGGAGTTGATAACTAATAAACCTCGCTATGAAACCGTAGAAGCAGGGGTAAAAGAACAAAATCTCTATGTTCCCTGGTGGTTTGTTGCTATCGTGCATATCAGAGAAGCTGATGGTGCCTTCGATAGACAACTTGCCCAAGGCGATCACCTGGATCGTGTCAGCATCCATGTCCCTAAAGGTAGAGGACCATTCCTCGACAAGCCCGGAGAGAAGTACGATGCCTTCACTCGTGGATGTTTCGATGCTTTGATCGATTGTGCTCCTCACGCCGCCAAGAACACAGATTGGTCTCCAGGCGGTACTCTTACTATGTTCGAAGAATATAACGGCCTTGGCTACGCCAATCACGGCATTGCCAGTCCTTATGTCTGGTCGGGTACTAATCAGTACAACAAAGGCAAGTATGTTGCCGATGGCAAGTTTAGTCCAGGTGCTGTAGATACTCAACCAGGATGCGCTGCTCTCCTGTATTCAATGCAACAGCTCGACAATACGATTAAGTTCAATGGCGAATAATACTGTAACAGAAGTTGCCACCGTCGTCGAGAAAGGTCTCACTGAGATACAGACTATCGCTCCTTTCGCCGAAAGATTGCTCAAGCTTTTCCCGGGTTTTGGCGAAGGTGCGTCCGTGGCTTTCGAGTTTGCCGTCGCTCTCATTCCGGATGTTCTCGATGCCTTGCATGAGATCACCGAAAAGAACGGTGGAGACCTCATTCAAGCTAGAGTGGAAGTCGCCGCACATCTTAACTCCAACATGCCCAATTCCCCTTTCTTACAACCCTCGAAGGATAATAACACAAATGTCAGCACTGTCAACAATTAACTGGACTACCGTAGGAAGTACTTTCTCCGGACTTGTCTCCGCCTTTACTGCTGCCGGCGTCAGCGCCTCCAGCATTCCAACGCTCTTACAGCAAGTAGGTCTCGCCACAAATCCGAACTTATCTGCAGAACTTACGTTGTGTTCGCAGATCATGCAGTTCGCCGGTGAACCCACTCTCGTACCAATGCTAGCTCAGAAGCTAGCCACTGAACAGGGTATTCCACCCTCTGCAGCGGCTCTCGCTCTGACGTTAGGTAACCCGAATGTAGACATCTACACTCGTGTTATGCAAATCGAAGCTTTAATCAAACAAGGAGGCTAATAACTATGCACGAAGATGTTTTTAAACACTTAGACCCGAAGCCAGAACAACTGGATAAGTTGAAGAGAATTCAGGACGCTTCCAAGGCGTATGCTGAAGTTCTGGAGAAGGAAGTCGAGGACGGTCCGGATCGTACTTACTTGATGCGGAACGTGCGGCAGGTAGACATGTGGGCTCACGAGGCAGTTACTCGTCGGTCTGATGGCACCCCTCGCTAAAGACTAAAAAATGACCGGTAGGGTAGAAGAACTTACTAATGTAATTGAACCTGACCAGCGTGCAGTACGTGTTACTGAACGTTGGCAGCAATGGGAGACTTTACGACAAGTAAAGAAAGTAGACTGGGAGGAAGTGATTCGTTATGTATATGCAACGGACACGACGAAGACTACGAACGCACAATTACCATGGAAGAATAAGACTACCGTACCGAAGCTCTGCCAGATAAGAGATAATCTCTATTCCAATTACACAGCCACTATGTTTCCAAAACGTAGGAAGAATGTGATTTGGGAGGCTGCCAACAAAGATAGTAATTCTGTCGACAAGAAGAATGCCATCGAGAACTACATGACTTGGGTGATGGAACAACCCCAATTCAAGCATGAGTTCGATAAGATACTCATCGACTACATAGACCGTGGCAATTGTTTCGCCACTGTCGAATGGATAGATGAACGTGTCGAGCAGCCAGGGTTTACTCAAGTTGGTTTCGTAGGACCCATGGTCAAGAGAATCAATCCTCTGGACATCAACATGAATCCTACCTCCGAGAATTTTGTTTCTTCTCCAAAGATAGTTCGCACTGTCACCTCCATGGGCGAATTACGTAAGTATCTCGATAGAATCTCCAACGACCAGAACAGAGAAGCCAACGAGAATCTTTGGAACTATTTGAAGAATGTGCGCTTCCGCGCCAGAACGTTTGAAGGGGATTGGATACAAAGAGACCACTTGTATAACATGGATGGCTTCACCTCCTTCCGTGCCTACCTACAAACAGACTTCGTGGAAGTGCTTACATTCTACGGTGACTATTATGACTATGTTAATGACATATATCAATCCAATAGAGTCATTACTGTCGTCGATAGACACAAACTAATCTATGACGAACCTAATCCTTCTTTCTTTGGTTATCCTCCGATCTTCCATGTTCCATGGAGGAAGAAGCCCGATAACCTTTGGGGAATGGGGCCACTAGACAACTTGGTAGGGCTACAATATCGTATCGACCATCTAGAGAACATGGCGGCGGACGTATGGGACTTATGTACCTACCCCGTCCAAAAGGTAAAGGGATTCGTCGAAGAATACATATGGCAGCCTGGTGAAAAAATCTTTCTCTCTGAGGAAGGTGACGTGGAGCTTGTAACTCCCGATGTCAATCTTCTACAAGCAGATCAGAAGATCGCCATGTACCAAACTCTAATGGAAGAGATGGCCGGCGCTCCTAAAGAAGCCATGGGCTTTCGTACTCCCGGTGAAAAGACCAAGTACGAATTCCAACGGTTGGAGAACGCTGCTTCTAGATTGTATCAGAACAAGATCAATCAGTTTCAGGAGCAGATGCAAGAGCCCGTCATCAATGCAATGCTGGAGTTAGCTCGTAGGAACCTTAATGGTCCTACTACTATCAAGGTATTCGACAATGAATTCAATCTCTCTGTATTCCAAACACTCACTCCCGAGGACATTACCGGCATCGGCAGGATCAGACCCATCGGTGCCCGTCACTTTGCGGAGCAAGCGGAACTCATCCAAAACCTCACGGCTCTCACAGGCTCTAATCTTTGGCCTACTGTTCAGCCTCATTTTTCTGGTGTAAAGCTCGCCAAGATGCTGGAGGCTACTTTCGATCTGGAAGACTATGACATAGTAATGCCATTCATAGCCCTGGCAGAACAGGCAGAGGGACAGAAGCAACAGCAAGTCCTAGAAGAGATGTTACAACGCCAGACCATGACGCCTACAGGCATGGGGAGTGATTACGATCAGACCCCTGCTCCACAGGCTCCCGGACAAAACGGTTCACCAGCACCCACTCCACAGCCTGCCATGGGCCTACGTAGACAGCCTGGTCCTACGGCACAACCCCCCGGTCTTCTTTCTAGTCAATAGTCATGACCGAAGATTGTAAGACTCCTTCTTATTGGTTGCCTCGACACGAGTTCAATCAGTATGTGGATCTTAACAACAGAGGGATAACAGTAGCCATGGTGGCTGCTAAAGAAGCTGTAGATAGAGCGGCTACAGCCACAGAGAAACGATTTGAATCTGTCAATGAATTTCGACAGACTCTCTCCGATCAGACCAATTCCTTTGTTTCTAGGAATGAGTACAATGCGGCATTATCTGCATCAGTTCAACGATCAGAAGCACTGGCCACAAGGATAGCAGCCATCGAAGGACGTAACTTAGGAGCCTCTGACCTAGGTTCTAAGATTATAGCCGGAGCTGCTGTTATTATAGCTCTGGTGTCTTCTCTTATCACCCATTGGAAATAGAATGTATTCTTGTTGGACACAGCACATAAAAGACGACAAAGACAAGGAGATCTTCCGTAGTAGGATAGCATCTTCTAAAGCTGTTCTTCATAGATTAGATCAGATCATCGAAGAACAGGAGAAAGACCTCACCGACTCCTCTACAAGTTTAAAGTCATTTGATAACCCCAATTGGGCTTTGAGACAGGCATATATCCAAGGATATTTGTCCAGAGGAAAGTCCATCCGGAACTTAATCGACTTAGACAATGTGGAAGTGCGATCAAGCACTTAACACGTAAAGGAGACTTAATGACTGACTTATTCACTCCTGGTTTGACGGAACCAGATGCTAATAAAGACTACCTGCAAGACCTTGTAGGAGAAGGAAAGAAATACCCTTCATTCGAAGAAGCTGCCAGAGCCTTAGCTAAGAAAGCTGCTCATGCAGATCCTTTGATTGAAACACTCACGAAGAAGCAGGACGAGCTTCGCAGTGATTATCTTCGAGTAGTCGAAGAAAACAAAGCAGGAGAGAAGCTGAAGGACCTCATTAACCAAATGGAGTTCAAAAGAAATCAGCAGTCTGAGAGCGAATACCCAGCTAAAGATACAGCTCCTTCACTTGATATGCAAACAGTGGAAGAACTCTTTTCTCGTAAGTTTCAAGAGACAGAGAAACAAAAGATCGAGAAACAGAACTTCGACCTTGTAGAATCAAAACTTAAAGAACGTTATGGCAGAGACTTCGCCAACGCTCTTAAAGAACAAATCGCTGACTTAGGAATGTCACAAGACGAAGTGAACTTCATGGCTCGTAAGAACCCTCGTGTTCTTATCAAAGCCTTGGGACTAGAACAGAAGCAACAGGCAGAGCCCTTATTCCCTTCTTCCCCCAGAAGTAACACCCGCCCCGAAGGATTCAGACAGCAAACAGACAATGTTCAGCGTACCTGGTCCTATTATCAAAAGATGAAAGAGACAGATCCTAAGCGATATTATTCACCCAAAACTAACGTAGATATGGTTAACGACCAGATTGCTCTAGGCGATGCCTTTCAAGATGGAGATTTCTCTCGCTACGGTAGATAACTTCCTTAAGAAGGAGAACTAAATGGCTGGCTTCTCAGACGCCAACACCCAGTTCCTCCTGCGGACTAATCTTTGGTCTCGTCAGATCAAAGAACTTCTGCTGGACGAACTCAATGCCATGAAGTTTGTCCGTATTATTAGCGACTTAATGAAACGCATGTTTTATGGGAGGTCGCTCTAAACTTCGCTATATGCTAGAAACCCCTTAGAGCTTGTGTCCCTACTCAGGAAAAGTACGCAAGATTGGGCAACCAGCAGGAAAGGAAATATATGCAAAATACAGACAAAGCTTGGTTGGCTGGTATAATGGAGGGAGAAGGAACTTTCTCCATATATCATCAGAAAACTGGAGACGGACCTAAAGGTCAGTTAAGAGGTTCTGTCAGCGTAACCAATACCGATCCTTTCTTAATAAATCGTTGTTTTGATTTATTCAAAGAGATGGGTATAGAACTTTTTATGCACTCTTATGATAATAAGAAAGGCTCTACTAAAACTGTATATGATTTACAAACGTCTAAACATACTTATGTTAAGATAATTTGTGAAACTCTTCTCCCCTTTTTAATAGGAGAGAAGAAGGCAAAAGCTCAAATGCTTTTAAGATTCGTCGAAGGAAGGCTTTCTAAAGGAAAGAAAAACTACGACGACGATGATTGGAAACAATTCGAAGCGTTCCGCTCCCCAGAGACTACACGCGAAGCAGCCTAGGCTGAAGATATAGTCCGATCTTTCTAGAGATAGAAAGCTAACAGTCCATGTCCCAGATGGACAGATTATCAACATCCCGTCCATTGGTGAAGCTGAAACCGCTGACTTCACTGAAGGTCAGGCCGTCAAGTACAGTGCAATGGCTACTGGTAACTTCCAGTTCTCATTCACCCAGTACAAGTACTCGGCCAACGCCATCTCCGAGAAGTTCAAGCGCGACAGCTTCTATGCTGCAGATGTCATCGCTGCTTTCGTTCCTCGCCAACACAGGGCGTTGATGGAAACAGTGGAGACTCGTATTCTTGCAGTTGCTAATAGCGGTCAGACGTCAGGCTCTACCAATACTATTAATACCGCGGATCACCGATGGGTGGCTACAGGAACCACCAGTACAGGGGGTACAAACGCGTTCACGTACAATGATTTCGCGCGTGCGCGTTATGCATTGACTAAAGCGAACGTTCCTTTGACCAATCTCTGTGCCATCTTTGATCCATCAGTAATCTACACAATCGAAACACAAGCTAACGTTGTTAATAACCTTTCCCCCATGCCTTTGTGGGAGGGAGTTGTTAAGGAAGGTTCTGTGACTGGATTCAAATTCCGATTCAATCTCTATGGATTTGATATCTACCAGTCCAACTATCTTCCAGCCATTGCTTCAGAAACTATTGGAAGCTCCACCATAACTAATGGTGTTGCTAACTATCTGTTCTCTGCTGCTCCCGGTGACACGTTACCCTGGGTTGGTGCTTTCCGTCAGTTACCTACCATCTACTCGGAGTTCAATAAAGATCTCCAGCAAGAGGAATACCTGACGATCTCGGAATATGATTTCAAGCTCTATCGGCCTGAAAACATGGTTACCGTGCTTAGCGCCACCGGTGTTGTTCCGACTTAATAGGAGGATCATAACATGGTCGCAGGTAATTGGCTTAACAACGACGGACTTAACCTCAATTACGGCACTACTAAAGCTCTGCCGGAAATTGCTGGCGATTTCATGACTTACGGCGATAACCGTGAAATGGAAGTCTATCTCAATCTCGCCGCTAACTCTCAAAATGGACTCCCTGGTTTACTCCAGTATTCCACTTTGAACTTCGGCTCTAGCACCACCACTCTGGCTGCTGCTGGTGTTATCTCGGATACCTTAATCTTTCCGTTGAATAACGCTACGACAGCTCTGTATGTTGCTGGCGCTTATCCCACCTATCCCATCATCTACTTGGAACAGATTGAAGTCATTACGCTTCAACCTATGGTTGCTTCCAGTGCCACTGGTATCAACTTGGGATTGGTGACTGCCCAGACGGGACAAACATCCGGACCACCTACGTGGTTGATCCAGGTTCTTCCCAACGCTGGTGTTCAGTTGCTGTCTAACTTGACTAACGCTATGATGACTACCGTGGGTCAGAAGATTATTCTCACTTCGCTCGCTGCAGACTCCATTCCAGTGGCTTCGGCTGTTGGACAGGGTTCTTGGCTGGCGCTGGGGAATATGCCTTTGACTACCACCCTATCTTCTGTGGGTGGTCCACTGGCAAGTTCGGCGTGGCTCTCTGCAGGTGCTATAGGTGGTACTTATACTTCAGGTCTTCTGAAGATTCGTATCAAATACTGCATCTACGGTCAGATTAACGACGCAGTGTCATTCTAATGTAAGGGAGGGGCTTCGGCCCCTCTTTACATCACCGAACCTTGCGGTTCGACGCAAGGTGACAAGCACCTTGCTTGAGAAAGGAAATAATAAATGGGTATTCCTGTTGATATGGGCGGAGATGATCTCTACGTCAACAATGTTTTTATAGGGGACACAGGTCCAAACAATGTGGGAGGTATCTCTCAATCATTGTCTATCGGAGCTTCTGTTTCTTCTGCTGCCAACACCACCAGTTTCACCGCTACCGCCGCTCAGTTGTCAGGCTCTTCGGATGTCTACCTTCTACTGACCGGTACTACTGGCGGTGCCACTAACCTTACTCTTCCCACTGTAGCTGTCATGTCCGCTACTGTTCCTATGGTCGTCGGTAATTCATGGGCACTGACTATTATCAATGAAGCCGCCGGTAATACATGGACTGTAGTAACAGCTACTGGCTGGACTACCACCGGTACTTTAACTATTGCCACCGGTACTTCCAGAACCTTCGTGGTAAGAGTCACCGGTGCTACTACTATGACGATCACCAGCGTAGAAACAGCTACTTGGTCGTAACATGACTGATAAAGTAACCCTAGCTAATATAACTACCTTTGTCAACGATACTAGCGCTGCTAGTACGTATAACGCTAACAATGCCCTAGTAACAGCGGGGTTCGATCAGTGTCTCTTTCTAAACGGGACTGCTCCTAATCAGATGCAGTCCAATTTAGATATGAATTCCAATAGAATACTAAACCTGCCGGCTCCTGGTTCCATCAGTGAACCTGCTCGTCTCATAGATGTTACAACTAATCCCACCATTGCAGTTCCTCCTACAGGCACCGTTGGTGCTGTTGTCCCCTATTTAAATACCAGCAACACATGGTCGGCAGGGCAGACACAGACCTTTGCTGGAACTGTGGTAGATAGCGGTGTAACCACGTTCAATAGTACAGTAACCTTCAACACTTCTCCTTCTTTTGCCGGAGGGATAACACTACCTGCTAACAGTGTCTCCTCTTCTAATTTAGTAAACAACACAGTAACTAATGCCGATCTCGCACAGATGGCTACCGATACCATTAAAGGGAACAACACA